CGTCATTCGCTGAAACATCGAATGAAACTGTTAGGGATAACTCATGATGACGTGGTTGCCTATAAGCACCCGTATCAGAACCTGTCCTTTGGTGAAGCATTACAGGCTCTTGAGGCTGGTAAGTGTGTCAGAAGAGAAAGTTGGGTTGGGGATAAGTTTGTAGTGAAACAAATCGACAGTGACATTCCGGCTGAGGTTGTTCCTAAGATGCAGTCGCTTCCGGACAGTGCTAAACAGTTCATTGGAAAGACAGCCAACGGGGATATTCATTATCGTAACCAGTGTCTGATAGTGAAGCAGTACCCGTCATCGACTGTGGCTACAAATTACGTTCCGGACTGGAATGATATGTTCGCAAAAGATTGGATAGTGCTATGATAGTTCTTCTCATTATATTGTGCGTACTGCTGACGGCTGTCATTGTGCTGTCGGTATGGGGATACACGTTGCTCAGTAAGAAAATTGATTACGTGTACGGAAATCAATCCATATTGTATCAGAAGATATTAGAGGCTGAGATACCTGTGTTATGCTCATATCTTGGAGTTCTCGAAACGGCTCGTCGTGAGGCGTTGGCTGATGAACGGTATGAAGATGTGCAAAGGTTGATTGAGACTATCCGATATAATACAGGGACGTTGGAGCAGTTGAGGCGGGAGTACAGTATGATGCGGAAGGATAGTCAGTCGACTCGATAGATTCTTGAAGCGGTGTTCGATATTCGACATCGGGTTCTGGATTATGTGTGGAGGGATGTGATGAGTCATGGGTGATGGCTTGCTACATCCCTCTGGACGTCTCGTACAGGGACGTCCACCATCAACATGGTATAATGCTGAGCCTCATAATCTTTAGCCTCTATTAGATAGGTATATGAGAGGTGATGAGGTTGGTGATGTCTTATACCTACCAAATAAAAGAATAGAGGGTGATAATTACTGATGGGTATAGAGCCTCCCTATATAGGTCTATATGGTGTATGTAGTATGGTGGGTATTGAGGTGAGGGGTATGGCTGAGGCTGGGTGTTATTGGGGTGTGGTATGGGTTGGTCAATGGAGGTTCAGGGTATTTCGAATCCGGACTGCAACACCCTCCTGCGCCAGAATCCTGCGCGACTCAACCCCGAAGAACCGTGTCCGATGACTGTTCCTACTCCACACCAAGGACTCCGTGGGCTGTCGTTTGGGACGATATCGTATGCCTCACTATCCGTTATCACGAGACTGACACGCTGGCGTCGAAAACAGCCTGTAAATCACCCTAAAAACCTCTCCACCAAGACCCGGATATTTGGTTGCATCTACTCCGGGAAATTCGGTACAGAAGTAACAGCGTCTGTCATGGGGAGTTGTCATCACCCTAACATGGTCACCCCACAGCGAGTTATGGTCGAAATGACTGTTTCGAAAAGTTAAATCTGAGGTAAAATCTGAAGAAAGTTGGAGAAACTCTTTGCGGATTCATCAGAATCCACTACCTTTGTGTCATCAAAGTAAATCAAATGTCAAATATTAAAACAAATAAGGATATGAAAACGTCACAAGATTTTAACGAAAACTTCAATCAGTACAGTTCAGAGATAGAAAAAGAGATGTCGAACCTCAATCGTATGTTACAGGAGTTTGCTTCTAATGGAGTAGTCGCTCAACAAATCATCAATGACTTGGAACCTGTATTAGCGAAGTTACACCTGACAATCGACTCATTCACTATGAACCGTCCGGACAAAGAGAAAGCCTCTCATCGTGGTCGCCTCAGTCTTCACCTCGTGTCTGACGGAAAGTTCAAGTTTATTCAGTTCCGTGGCTATACTTCACGTGGTGCTGGTAAGAACGAAAGCCGTCTTGACAGTAAAGCCGAAAAGATTTGTGAAGCGGTACAGGCTGCTCTTCAGAACCCTGTAAACGAACTCCGCTGTTCAGTCAACCCGTTCAGCCTTGAAGTAAGGGATGAAAAGGAAACAGGTCGTGTGCTGATGGACATCTCATACAACTTCTAAGAGAATAATCGAAGAATTCTTCAAGAAAATTCCGGATGGTTCATTGCTGAGTCATTCGGAATGACTATATTTGTACTGTCAATCAATAAAGGAAAAAACAGTATGAAAACAATTAGTCAAATCCAACAAGAGGTTCTCGCCACGGCTCAAGTGACACTTGACGAACTTCAAGCCTCTATCGAAAAGTTTTGGGAACAGGGTTGGGAACGTAACGAGGAAGCGAAAAGAACCTGTCAGTCTTCTAAATGGTACGCTAACAATATCTCAAGAGTCATTCGTGATTATGCTTCTTATAAAAACCTGTACGAGAAAATCCTGTCAGGTGAATATGTAAGCCAACATCAATCTCGCGAGGACGCTGTGGCTGAGGCTACGAAACAACTCGAAAAGAATGAAGAGTCCTTCCCTCGCTCACTCAATCACATCTACCAAACCGCTGTCCGTCGTACCTATTACAGTCTATGCGGTTACACTCATGAGGACGAAATGGTACACACTCCTGGAGTACGTTACGACCGCCAGCCGGAATACATTCGTAATAAGGAAATACAGGCTTCAGGAGTTCTGAGCATACACTTCTACTGCGAGTCTCGTGAGAAGTTCTACGCAAAGCGTGACCAAGAGGTACGGCTCACAATCGAACAGGCTACTGCGAAACTGAAATTACAGGTAGAGAAGAAACTCACTCCTATCAAAGACAAGATACAGTCGTTTGACCTCATCTCTTTTAAAGGTCAGCAGGGGAACTATGTAGGCGAGTGGGTGATACGTACTGAAGACGCTCGATACATCTTTAAAACGAGTTGTATCCTGGCTGGTGGCTATAACATACAATGCCTTCACGCTCGGTATATAGCCAATCTTAAACAGGTGAAGAAATAAATCTTGAGGATATCCCGGAAATTCTTCCGGGATTTCTTTGATATGTCGATAGAACCCAGTACATTTGCTCAGTCAATTAAATCAAAGGAGGAATCAAACTATGTTACAGAAAGGCTCAGAACAGTATAAACAGGCTCAGAAGTTAGCGAATGAAATCAAGGACATGGCGGGAACTGACCGCTGGAATAACAACTCCTATTTCGACATCGCTTTCAATGCTCTCGGACAGTTCATCAGTAAAGTACAGGCGACAGACGGCTTCGCTGCTAAGATAGCTGAGACAGTCGACAAGACGATGAACCCTTACGGGAAGAAAGTTGCGTTCATCAGCGAAAAGCAATCATGGATACTGGCTGTTGCAGCCGTTGAAAATAATATAACACTTTAAAAGACGAAATCATGGAAAGAGTAATTTGGGCAATCATAAACTTCTTCTGGGGACGCTTCGGAAGAAAGAATTTAGTAAAGAAATACAGGGTATGGTGGCAGCGGTTCTGGATAGCCGTGTTTGTGTTCCTAATCCTGTGGGGACTGAAACTGTTCTTCGAATGGTGGGATGGTGTGGTAAGGTTTTTGAACTATGTAATATGGGGATGATATGAAACAGACAGATATCAATAGATGCAAGATGACGGGTGAGTGGTTTAAACACGTCCGTCGTAAATGGAGGAAGCCTGTAAACAAGGCTCGGAGAACCTTTCTTAAGAAAGAACAAAGAAGACAGGAGGGCGAAGTATGACAGTTGGAGACATTATCAAAGTAACGGAGCTCTCAACCGGAAACACGTATGAGGCTCGAATAATAAGCGGTTCACCGTCGGCTGGACTGTATAGTGATGACCATGGGAATTCATGGTGGGCAAGCGGTGTACAGTGGACACCAAACATCGGACCACATCAGACAGCTCCTAAGACGCACACCTGTGAAGTCATCAAGACGGCTGAACAGGTTCGAAGAGAATACTTCGAGGGCAGGCTTCGAAAGACAGCAACGAAAATCTACTACGAAGTTCGTGCGGAGAAATATACGATAGAGGACATTATCAACGAAATTAAAGACTTCTACAGATGAGAACTCTGACAGTAAGAAAGGTCGGTGAGACCGAAAAGGCTGTTCAATACTGTGTGACGTTTTGGATAGTCGAACATCCCGGACACCCTGCATGCGGTGATGGGAAGGAGTTCTTCTTTAACAGGTGGCTCCCGAAACGAGTGGTTACTCCTATCGATGATACTCATATAGGTATCCCAAAGAAGTTCCTCGAGGAGACGCTGAAGATACTCGCTGACAAGCACCCGTTCCAGGAAGTGAGATACAATGCCCAGTTTTATCCGGAGCGGTTCAAATGGAGTGTAGAGACGATTTCAGAAAAATCTTGAAAATTTTTGAAGAATTTCCGGATAAACTCTTTGCTGATTCAATTGAAACCACTACATTTGTAACATCAAAATCAATAATAAGTCAAATCTTTAAAACAATTAAGTCATGAAAACAAATGTAATGAACTCCGCTTCTGAGAATGTAACTTCTTTCGTAATCAACGAAGATATGTTGAATGAAAAGAAAGCTATCAAGTACATCAGCAAACCTAATATGGTTGCTGCTATCAATGAAATCTGTGCTGCTATCAAAGGTCTTAACAGCCTGTTCTCACCTCAGGAGTACACCGAAGCCAACAGCAAGAAAGAACTGTTCGACGCTTATCACCGCTTCTACATCATCTATACTGACCTCCGCGACGCTGCTATTGAGGCTCGTCACCGTGAAGAAGAAAAGGCAGAACGTGAAGAACGTCGTCGTCAGGCTGAAATCGCAAAGAATACCGCTGAACTTATTAAGCCAGCCCAGCCGTTAAAGAGCGAAGAGGAGGTCAAAGAAGCCTCTAAAGCCAATAAGAAGGCAAAGGCTGACAAGGCTCCGAAAGCTGAAAAGAAAGCCTCTGTAGAGGGCGAAAAGAAGTCTACTCCTCGTATCGGTGACGCTAACGAACGTCTGACTAAATACTCTGAGGAACTGGCTGAGAAAGAAGCTTTGGTTGCTAATGCTGAGGAGTTCGCTAAACTGTCAAAGGAAGACGCCAAGGCTATCCGCCACCGTATCGCTTCCCTCAAGCGTAAAATCGAGCGTGCTAACAAGGCTCTTGGAACTAAATAAGCTGCTCATCATGAAAACAGTGCTGACAGTCGTAGTGCTCCTAATCCTCGGGGCACTACGTTTATTCGAATATAGACATCGAGACTATTAATCCATAAATCAGAACATCATGAGTAAATTATTAGGCACAGAAGACGGTTACGAAATTCACTTGGGACAGAAGAACCCATCCTGTTACCCGTGTTGCTGGGAAGGGTCTGTCTCTGCTTGTCGCAGCGACCTTTGTATGAAGTATCGAGACAAGTATATCAGAGAGAATGGAAAACTCCCGCAGGGAGAAAGTATTTATCTTAGACAGGCGAAGAAGTAATGGAAGATGATTCCCTATATGGTAAGAACCGTGAGGGCAAAGTGGCTCTCTGTGAGACCTGTGCCTATGACGGTTACTGTCGAGACAAAATACGATATTACAGATGTAGAAACTATATAAAGATAAGAGACGATTATGAGCCGACTAAAACAAATCCTACTGGCGACCGCAATGATGGCTGCGGCAGCAAGTGATGACCGTGTGTACAAACAGAGTAATGAATCAGGAGGGATGCGCTTCAATCCTAATTACAGACCCAAGCCTATTCACAGGGAGCTGAGGGAATTTACTGTTAAAGGACAGAAAATCATGGCATACTCCCGGAAAGATGCCGTTACAAAGTTGAGACATCAAAAGAAATAAGTCATGGAACAACTATCAGACAATCGGAAGAAGATACGTGAAGCGTTTCGCTCCGGACAGATTAATGCGATATGTGGGTATCCGGGAATTGGTAAGACATGCCTGACTCACCAGCACCCACAGTTCATTGACGGGTTCTTCTCGAAACAGTATTATCTCGACAAGAAGAACGGTATCGTCAACCCTGACTTCCCAGACAATTATAGACGCTTCTGTGTTGAGGCTGTGCTGTTCGGGAAGATAGTCGTGTGTGCTATGCACCCGAAGGCACGTGAAGTGTTTGAAAGCCTCGGAATGTCGTATCTGATGATTTACCCGAACCCTAATGAACGGGAAAGATACTTCAACATCTACGACACCCGACCTGATGAACGTGAGTGGATTGAACTTAACAAGTCGACATGGGACACGAAGATTGATTCAATCAGAAACGCAAAAATCCCTACGCATTGTTTCAAGGACGAAATCCCAACAGGCTTAAATCTCACCGAGTATCTTGAGGGACTCAACATCTTCGACCCTGAAGACCTGCTGAATACGCTCCTACGAAAGATTGCGGTTGAGCCTGTACCCAAGGAAGTACAGTGGTGGGAAGCCCAAGGACAGTTCGAGAACCTGATAGGAGCGGAGTTCCGCAGGGGGGGGGGATGTCCAAGCCGTTCTTCGATAACTTCTGTGACTCCCCAGCGTTCTATGCAAACGCCAGTCCAGATGTCGTGAGGAACTATTATATGAAAGTCGTTAAAAATCAGTGGTGGTCATGAAGACGAAAGAACAAATAGAAGCGCACAGAAGAACCTGTGAGCATTTCAATACTACTCTCCTCGGAGATGGTAGAACGTGTTGCACAGCCGATTTGCGTGCTTTACCTACGTGGCAAGACCCAGGAGGTGATGGTATGGTTTACCCCTGTGGAGATGATTGTCCGTTTATGAAACAGTTTATAAATGAAGATAAAGATGAAGACATTGAAACCAATCATTCAGACGGAAGAGCCTGATAAGTATGGGCGAACCGTGAAAGTAGGAATCACCGACGGAACGACGGCATCGTTCTTTCAGGTGATGTCCATGGGAGAGGTGAGAAACCTCCGTGACGAGTTGACGAAGTTCCTAAACCATTCAGAAGCCGGAACCCCTGTGTTCGACTTCAAGAGTTTCGAAGGAATGCGCGACAGGGTAAAGGTCGGGGATACTGTTCGGGTACGTTTCGAAGAATTTGGTATGCCTGACAAACATATTCCCGGACGGATGGTACTTCCTAAAAGAGCCTATCGTGTGATAAAGATAGACGAAAGACGAGGGCAGCACCTGTCCGGGAAGGACTTGGAAGAGGGAAAGGTCAGAAAGTTTCACATCGAACAAATCATTGAAGTCCTATGAGAGTGAATAAAGCCATGCTGATGATACGGTTAATCAACCGTATCACGGCTGAAAGGGATTACTGGAGAGCAAAGGTTGAGGCTCTTCACAAGAATAGAATGTTCATTAGGAATGAACGGTACGAGCGTCGGAAGCATAAAATCACCCGTATAAGCCGACCCCAGTAGCCTGTTTGGAAAAATTTTGACGAATTTATCGGGAAACTCTTTGGAATGTCAAATAATGCCACTATATTTGTTCCGTCAAACAATTTAAATCATTTGGTTATGGGACATAAACGAGTTTTCAACATCATTACAAGTCAGTGCATAAACGGTCAGTGGGGAATTGCTGATATAGCGTTTTCAATCACCTCTAAGGAAAAGGCACTGTGGCAAATGGATACTATCAACCGCCTCACTGAAAGAGGAGAATGGTTTGTGGGAAGTGAGTGGCACTATGAAATTCAGAAAGATGAACTGAACCCTGTCGACGGTCAACCTCGTTTCGTACGGGACATCATGATAAAATGCGTTGAGACAGGGGTTCTCGTACTGTATCGTATGATAGAGTCTCCACTGAATAGTATGTACATTTCAAAATAATCCCGATATGGAAATCAATCAGAATAATAAGCCAGTGACCGTTACGTTCAGTGACGGCACTGTCAAACAAGTAATCTACGACTCAATAGAGTTTCTTGAGGGAGGCAATGTATCCCTTCGCGGACACTTATCAGACCTTCCTACTGAAACGGTCGTAGAGACGCCAAAAGAGGCTCCTATCACCCCACAACTACCACCCGAAAGACCTTATATGCGCAGGTACACGTTCAGGAGCGGTCTTGTGCGCTTCCTACACGAAGGACGTATGCGTACTGCTGCCGTCACTCACTGTACGGATAAGGCTTGGCGAGTGATGAATAAGGAGTTGGGAGTAGCGTGGTTGCCGAAGAATGTCATCAGGTGGAGTGAAATCGCTCAGCAGTTCTGTGTCATCGATGAGACGTATGAGTTGGACTTCACGTTTGATGTCAAACAGGGTATGGATGAATATCCGTCCTTATTCGACCCTGAGGATTTAGTTATAAACGAACTCGATTAATAGAAAGGAAAATTGATTATGATGGTGAATATGAACGGTCTGTGTTACAGAACATGGAGAAACATTCAAAAGGCGATTGAGCAGTTTGACTCGCCTGTGAAGTCATCGGGAAACTACCTGTTAAAACTTCAGGAAGTGTTCACTCCCGGACATACTCGTCAGATACACGTCCTCCCGAAACTTGGGGAAGGCTCACTTGGAGACGCTGCTGAGTATCAACGTGTGTCTGACAAATACTGTTGGGAAATTATAGTGGCTGACGATACAAGGTTTGGTCGTCATGTGAGTGTCTGTTCCTATTTCACCGAACCAGCGTTCAAGGTCTTTGCTGACACGCTTGGATGGAATGAACAACATCGTGAGCAGTACAGACTGTCAACGGATATTGAGAAAGAGAAGAAATTACAAGAACAGTTCGCTCTGAAAGTCCTTGAGACAATCTGGGGTGAATATGGTCACACTATAAAAAGAATACCATCATGAGAAGATGCCGGAAATGTTACTGTACGAATCCAGCAGCCTGTCAAGCGTGTCGCTCGTATTACAGGGGAAGAGTGAAGAACACTCTTATCATTGCCTTTGTGATGTGCGTGGGTGGAATGCTGTTAGGCTGTATCTTGGCTCTTCTCATGATAGGAGTTTTTCTATTATTATAAACCAAAATGAGAAGTTATGCTGGAAACAGAAACAATCTATCCAGGCGGAAATCTGCCTAAACAGAAGTATCTCAAAAGAATGTGGCGTGGGCTTGCGGTTCTTTTGCTGTCAATTCTAATCATTCTTGTGATACGGTCGTGTGATACGACAGAACCTGTACCATCTCAGCCAGCGTTTGGCTGTGAGTACGCTGAAGAACAGGCTGTGGAGCCTGTACCTGAAACGCTCTTTGACGAGGTGTATGATTATATCTTTAAGTTAAGGATTGACCATCCGGACATCGTCATGGCACAATGTATTGAGGAGTCCGGAGGCTTCACTTCTAAACTGTTTGTAGAGGGACACAACTGTCTGGGAATGAAAGTTCCCGGAAGCCGTCCCACTCTGGCTGTCGGAACTATGTTAGGTCATGCCCGTTTCAACTCGTGGCGGGAGTGTATAGCCGACTATGCTATATGGCAGAGTACATTTGCCCGACGGCTCACAAAGGACGAATATTTCGCCTATTTAGACAGAATTTATGCGGAGAAGAAAGGTTACAGTGGTCGTCTTAAAGCGATAATTCAGTCTCGAGGACTGTAACCTGACTCCGGAGAAATCACGTATCTTTAACATCAACAAATAATTTCGTATGGAAACAAGAATTAAAACAGCCTTGGACGGCTTTCGTAAATCAGTGCTTGACGCACACGGTATGGACTTCCTAATCGTAGGTTCACTCGCTCTTCACGAGTTGGGTATGGAAACGGCTGAACCTCATGACATCGACATGGAAGTCAAATGTACACCCGAACAGGAACAGAGTATCTTCAAGTTACTGTCGGACTCTCAGAAACAATCGATGTATCAGATGAAGGAGCAGGAGGATTATCTTTCCAACGCTGAACGTCGTATGGACAAAGTGACATGGAAGCATAAGCCGTATCTCTTTCAGTGGGGAGACGTCATCATCAATGTATGGGTGGTGAGTGAGTTCAGTCACGAGTATGTTACACTTGACAGCGGAATCAAGTTCGCAAAGGTGATGTCTGTCATTCGTAAGAAGATAGCGTATCAGCGCAACAAAGACCGAGCGTTCCTAATCAATCTCGCATATCGCTTCCTTGGAATGGTGGGCGCAAACGGAAAGAATTTATCCGCTGTATTCAATCAGGATTACCGATAATCCGGGAGTCCAAAGGGAATGATAAAAACTATCAACCGAAAAACGACGTTATTATAACACGTTTGAAAATAGAAACATTTTATTCACTAAATTTAAAAAGAAATGAGAAAGTCAGAATTCGTGGCAGCAGTTGCCAAAGAGGCTGGTATGAGCCAGAGAGACACCGAGAAAGTAATCGACGCACTGAATCCGGTGATTGTCAAGACCTGTGTTGAGGACGGTGACGAAATCAGCCTACCTTTCGGAAAGTTCAAACAGAAAGTCAACCCTGCTAAAACAGGTGTGAACCCGTTGACTCAGAAGCCTATGAACGTTCCCGAGTCTCACACACTTGCTTTCAAGGCTTCCAAGACCGTGAAAGTGGTTGTTGAACCGAAGAAAGGTAAAAAGAAATAAGTCCGTGAGGATGTGATTTTTGTTTTAGTCATGATTGGAAAGAGGTTGCCTGTAACGGGTTGCCTCTTTCCTTATTCATAGAAGCCACTGGCGGTCGCTCTACGAGATTTACCCCTGTTGGCTGGTACATTTTATTCCCCGTATAGTTATAATCGCTTAAATCGTCTAATATGAACGCAAGAATGGATAAGGATAGCACAGTCACCCTGTCAGGGTTCTGTGAACACGTAATCAGTAAGACTCAATCCGAGATATACAGAATAACAGGTTCATCTTCCCTAAAAATTCAGGACGGAAAGGCTCGTAGAAGAGAACGCAGAGCCGAATTGAGGAAAAATCGGAAGAAATAATGAAGATTTTCCGGATGAACTCCTTGGATATTCGATAAATGGACGTATATTTGCTCAGTCAAATCAAACAAGTTACGTCATGAAAGGTTCAAGATACTACAAAAATTTAGACTTCAGCAAGCCAGTAGGGACTCACCGCTATGTTGATAACATCAAAGACCGTCGACAGTTAGCAAAGGTTTGCCTCGTGGCTATGGCTCGTATCAATCAAGCCGAACAGGGTACAATCACAGAACCCTATGGATTGGCTTCCTCTACAATGAAAGACGGACGTACACTCATTCAAACTATCTACGAGAATGGTTATGTAATGTATAATGACGGATGGTTCATTGTCGAATGCGATGAAGACGGGACACTTTACGTTGATGTAACAGGTGCAGCGACTCGAGAATGTCCGGAGTACGAAAATATGGAATATATCATGGACGCTGCCTGTCGCGAGGGTCATGAAGAGTGCCTCAAGGCTTTGGCTGAGTATGAAACCAATTAAATATAGATAGTTATGGATAGAAATGTAAAGCAGTTGGAGTATGTATCTCCTGAAATCAAGTACAAGAGTGGTCCGATGGATACCTTTGTTCACGTGGATTTTATTCATCGTTGGTTTGGTGTTATTGACACTAAGAAGATGGTGAAGTACGGTGCTCACGCCAATGTGGTATTCGGGACTGACAAACGACAGTACACGTTTCGAGAGGGTTGGTTGATAGGGTTCAGAAGAATTCCTGAGTCAGAAACTCGTGTGATAGTACAGAATGAGAAGAGCGACACGTGGGTTCTCCGTCGTGATTGGGCAAAGGTCTTCGAAAAGATGACTCCTCAGAAGGCAGCGGACTTCAAGATATCTTCCTATAAGGACGTTCTTGATGAAATGGCTGAATACTTTATGGACGGTGACGAGTTTAAGACCGCCACGTTCCTGTGTAAAATCGAAGAAACTAACAAGGTATGATAGCAATCAGCGACAAATTAAGACATCAGGTCATGAAACTGGCTGAGCAGTACGAGAAGCCTGAATTCATCACTGACGACCCTGTACAGTTCCCCAGACGGTTCGGATACAAGTGTTCTCAGGAGATAGTAGGCTTCATCGCTGCTTGGTTAGCGTATGGGAACCGGAAAGCCATCCTCTCTACCTGTGAGAAACTATGTAAGGAAATGGAGCGTCTGGCTCCCTATATGTATATCAAGAACATGGGTTGGCGAAAGTACATTGACTCGGAGGAACCCCTGTACCGTTTCTTCAAGGAAAAGGACTTCGCTGACCTGTGTCGTGCGCTCAAGGAGATTTACGATAACAACGAAGATATGGAAGAGGCTCTGTCAAAGAACTATACTCGTACGATGGGAGCCACAGATTATCTCGATGCGCTGATAAGCCTGTTCCCTGGAGTGAAAGGTATCCCCCAGGATTCGAAGTCTGCCTGCAAGCGGTTGAATATGTTCCTACGATGGATGTGCCGTCGAAACAGTCCTGTGGATTTAGGTATCTGGAGTTTTATTCCCCAGCCATCCCTACTCATTCCGCTTGACACTCATGTCGCAACCGTTGGTCGTCAATTGGGTCTCATAACGGGTAAAGGCGATAGCATGAATACAGTGCTTGAACTTACTACGAATTGCCGTAATGTCTATCCGTTAGACCCCTGTAAATGTGATTATGCCCTGTTTGGGTACGGTGTAAACAATAAAACCAAGAAAGAATCATGAAGAAACTATTGAGGAAACTGTTTCTATACTTATTCAAGGAAGATTTCCAAAGGATGAAAGCGTTGGAAAGGGATTTGGAAGGGTTAATTCATCGCCAGAAATGTGCGACCTCTTTGGCTGAGGTTCGTGCTGAACGTATCAGAAAACTCCTGGGGAACATTGATGTTTCGGTCGATGTTCATCATCATTCAGGCTCATGGGCTGTCGTGTCCTTACAGGGTGGAAAGACGGACTACATTAAATTCGTTGACCTCGACCAAAGAAGCATTAGGGAGATTTCTGCTTTCCTACGACAGTTTGACAGGCAGAATGTCAAGATTGACGCCAACCCTTTTGATAGACAAATGTTGGACAAAGAAATTTATCAGATATGAAAAGATTGATGATTATTACAGCCGTGTTCGCACTTCTACTTACAGGGTGCGGCACACGTGTCAACCATGACACACTCATAGAACTGTCGGTGAATTCTATCACCGAGTATCAGAACAGATTGAACGCTATTCATCCAAAAGATTTACAAGTGTCAATCAATGAACTGGCTCAGAAGGAAGGTCTTGAAACTCGTGTGGCTACTTCTGAATACAGCGGGAAGGAGTATCAATACTCAAGAGCCTATCTTGATGACGGGACTGAATATTCAATTTCAGCGACAGACCACGGAGACTTCTTTTGGGTTCTTATAACGATAAACAACTCAAAGGATAATACAATCCCCCGAAAGATGTGTGAACGTATCCGCTCGCTCGCATTTGAGAGAGGTTTGACGCTGTCACGTAATAAACTCTCAGACAAAATTACGGGAGGGAATCTTGTGGTGAACGATATGTTGAATGGAGTCGTAATAAGCATAGAGAATGAATAAGATAGGTATCATCGGAGCCGGAACAGGAGTACTTCCATCAGAAGTTCTTAGAATGGCTGAGGAAGCGAATGTTGAGATTGTGGAACTCGACAAGGATTACTTTCCTACTGACTTTCCTCAATTCGAAGACAGGGTGTACACTATTCAGTCACGACCTGAAATTCCTCACATCGAATGGTGCGAGCCTGTACGGTTTGGAAAGGGAGGCTCGAAAAGTGGTAGGAGTGAGAAGCAAATCCGCAAGGACAGGAAGAAAAGCAAGGCTCGAAAAACTCATCGACGAAAGAAATAACGTATTATATCAGTCACGTGACAGTGAATAAACATCAGCGGTTGCGCAGCCGTTGAGGTATTTAGTAACAATTAAAATTCAAAACAATGAAAAAGGATTTCATTACTGTTTCCCCTGATAATGGGGGGGGGGTACGACCCAAGTGAGCGTGGTTGCTGACCCCAATTCAACATTTCAGTCTCGCTCAACGACACTGAACTTCTCCGCTGGGGGGGTATCACGAGCGATAACCGTTAATCAAGATGGCATACCGCTTATGCCTGTCGTGGGGCTTACTTCACTTGCTGACAAATGGAATGGAAGTGTGACACTTTCGTTCAATGCAACAGGGTTTTCAACGGCTTCAGCCCAGAATAACAATGGCTACGAACGTGGGGTCAGTTATCTTTCTGTAAAAATGAACGCACAACTCCCATCCGTATCCGAAGCCTTAGACACTTATTGGGTGACAAGGGGTGCTCTTCTACTGGCTGATTCTTTTGAAGACGTATGGCCAGAGCCGTGGAACAATGGTGTTTTTATGGAAACTATCTACAAGGATAGACCTGGAGCCGGAACCCAAATATATTATGACATTGTCCAGAGTGACCCCGAAAACGTTGGAATCTCAGGCTTTACGGCTCATTATTTGAGAATGGCTGATAAAAATAAGTTTTCTCCTGAATATCACGTACTTCAATACGTCAGATTCTATCTTGGAGACCCACAGAACCAAGGTGAGTATGTATGCGTTGCAGAGTTCGATTTTACATAGCCAAATAAAAATTCTTGGAACTTCCCCGAAGAAATTCGGGGATTTTCTTTGGATATTCGAATTTACCCACTACCTTTGTTGCGTCAATCAATTAAAACAATAAAGTCATGAAAGCAACAGTCGAATCAGTATTATTAAACACGAGTAGCCGTTCAGTTGAAATCTTCGCTGAAATCCTAAACGCTATCACATCTTGTGAAAACGAAAACGAACTCCGTGCGTGTATGAAACTCATACAGGAGCGTTTCCCTGTTTCCTTCAATTCCTGTTTCGTTTACGGCTTCGGTTCAACCCATATGTGGGTGACAGAGCCAGGAAGAAAAGAAAGATTAATATTCGTGGAGTTCTAATCGAACTCCTCGGATTCCACGTATAATTATCAAACATTTTAAACAAAAGATTATGGACATTACAAAGAAGAAAGTCATCTTCATCGACATGGACGGTACGCTCATCGATACCGTTTCCGGGAAAACCTTTCCGGAAGGAGTCTGGGACATGAAACTGAAAATGGAGGTTTTTGCGCAACTCAAGAAACTTCATCCACAGGCTGTTCTCATCGTATCTAATCAGGGTGGAATTGAACTGGGACACGTTCATCCCGCTATGTTCCAACCGAAATTCATCTACGTTATTGCGTGCCTTCAATCGTACATCGGTTTGAATACGCTTGTTGCCGGACAGTTCTGTCCCTACAATGACAAGAAGCATCCGAAGCGTAAACCCAATCCGGGAATGCTTGAGGACATGCTGGCTGAGTTCACTCACAATACAGGTATCACAATCGCCAAGGAAGACTGCCTTATGATAGGGGATGCCTCTGGTCTGGAAGGACAGTTCAGCGACAGCGACCTCAAGACGGCTGAGAACTTCGGGTGTGATTATCTCGACGTAACAGAGTTCACCAACATGGAACTCCCTGAGCCTCTATTTAAGGTCATTCGCCTGTCGGATGGTGAAGTTGTAAAGGATAAGGACGGTAATCCCTTGCAGAACCTTACAGAGAGCGAAGCAACCGACAAAGTTGTATTCCTTACAGAATCGAACCCCAAACCACAGGAGCAGTTCACATACGTGCCTATGCTGTGGGAAGTCCCTCACGAGCCAGAACAGGCTCCTCAACCGAAAGAAAAGATTATTCACATGAATCCTAAAAAGCAATAGACATGGCAATTATTGACAAAGACACCCGTATGACAGTTGCCAAACGGCTGGCAAACCTCAACTACAAAGAACAGATGGACTCGTCACTGGCGAAGTTGAATGAACTGTTCGAAAAGTACATTATCGGAAAAACTCCGGACGATGTATTGAAGTGTTTCAAGACACATAAGAAGTTCTTCATTCGTTGTAATGAACCATCACTGTCATCTTATAACCTTCCGAAGACGTTCTTTCCTGAAGATTGGGGAAGTAGAGGTTTTTATATTCACCTCAAGTTTACTCAGGAACTTCCTATTGCTGACGAAAAGGTTGAAGACATCGCCAAGAAACTTTCTGAAGACCATCCTATTGTTCAGCAAATCAAGGAACATCTCCTTCTTGAGCGAGACCGTTACTTCATGGAGAAGCGTCTGAAGTGTATGATGGAAACAACCCGTTTCACTCCGGAGCGTCTGAAGAACGAATTCCCCGAAGCATATCTCATCTATATGGATGTTATAACAGCCGACTGGAATGAAAAGCGTGATGACGCAAAGAAACCTGCTTCGAACCTGTGTGACACTATCGAAAATATCCGTGCGACGCTGAAACCTAACTTAAAGGAGGCACTGAAACATGATAAAGAAGAGGAATAAATTAGGATGGTTCCTGAGGTGGTATTACAGCCACCTCCTCTTTGCTGCTCAATACGTATCTTTCAAAGATGCTGGGCTTGAGGAACTGTTCTGGAACATCGTTACGTGGTATCACTTCTTCCGTCACTTTGAAGAGTTTACTTGTAAGATTCAGTGGTATGTTTCAAAGGATATGGTCGCCTACATTTTCATTCGAAACCTTGCGGATTGGTCAACAAAATCCATTTGTTTCAATGATAAGCCGTGTCCGTTGGTACAAGTAACGGAAAATCTTGACTGTTACAAACAGGTGGACGGAGCGATTTATGAGATTTCCAATGGAAGTCCAGTCGAATAGCGTTTATTCAGTACATTCATTTAAATTGAAAGATATGTTGATATTTATCAAATCATGGATTACTCCCCCACAGGACAGTCCTTCAAAAGAATCACTCGTAGAGGTTCAGAAAGCCTACCGAGTTGAGAACATTAAAGAGGTGAGCGAAGTGAACGCTCTTACGAACCCCAAGGGGAAGTTTCGCTTCTCCATCCTATTAGTTACAGGCGAAAGGCTCTACTCTTCCTTATACGGAACAAAAGAAGAAGCCGAGATGGCACAGGTATCCGCCATCACCGTTCTGAATGCGATTGAACTGTACTTCGAACGTTTCAAACACGTACCGGAACACCATGCAACCCCTGTAATGTTTCAGGCTCCGGATGCAAAACAGAAGAAGTTGGTTCCGGGAAAGATATCGATGTTCGATACACCCGTTTACACAATTCAAATTTAATCACCAAATAATTTAGACTTATGAAAGTAGTTTATAATTTCATCTATTCCGACTCAGAAGGAAAGATTCAAGAATTTCAAATGCCTGTGGGTATCACAGAAGACATCGATGCTGATACAATGTATGACCTCTGCGTATCGTATCTTGAAGTTGGCAAGATAAAGGGCACACCTCTTCATGCGGTATCAACCTCCGGCAAGTATCCGAACTATTGCTTCACCTCAACCGCTTGTGATGCTGGATGCGAGGCTTGCCGTTCGAAGAAACTCAACGGAAAGAGCGCACAGGCTTATGAGCCTCAGTCTCTTGAAGGGAAAAAGATTTACATCTACGAAGGCAAGTTCGGAAAGGTTGGAGCATTCAGCCGACGCATCATTCAAAAATCCTACCTTTTGCCCGCACCAGCACTTCTCACCGACAATCTGATTGGCGATTTCAAAGCAGCCATGAATAAAGAAAAGGACGGTATGGGCTGGGAACTGTTAGGAATCACTCTGGTTCATGAACTTGACCCACAGGG